GGCGTTGTTGGTCACTGCGGACGCGAGGTCCTGGGTTTGCCACTCGTGCAGGGTGTTGGATGCTTTGCCCTTGGCTGCCAGCGAGATGAACGGCGTGGCAGTAGGGGAAATGCGGTAGATGGTGTCGGTCAGGTCTTCACGGTTACCGATGGCAGCCGTGGTGAGGAAAGTACCGGTAGGGGCGGTCATGATATAGCTCCGAAATTAAAGGAATTGGGCGAATACGGCGGCGGCCGACTCAACGGTTCCTGACTTCGCGTGGTTCTTCGCGGCGGTCGTGCGACCATCAGCATTTCCGTTGGTGGTTACGCCTGGCTTGACCACTCGCTGCGGGGCTTCCTGGACTCTCTTGGCTTGCACGTTGGCTTTGGCCATGAGGTCCCGATACAGCATCGCGTCTCGTGCAATGAGCACGTGGCGGTGGTCGGCAATGGACGAAATGTCCTCATCCCCGAAGCCCTGATCTTTCAGGAACTTCGAGATAGCGGTTTTTTCGGCTGCGGCCTTTGCATCGTCTTTCCAGTCCGGGAGCTTGGCGAGGAGGTTGTCCTGCTGCTCGGCCAGGTAACTTTGGTGGGCTTGTGCCTGTTCGTTCTGGTGTTGCTGGATGAGTTTTTGGCGTTCCGACATGTTTTGCTGATACAGGGCCTGTCTCTGTTCATAGAGTTGCCGCTGCTTCAGGTACTCCACCGGATCTTGCTCAATCAGCGCGTTCCAGTCGATTTGACCTTGTTGCTCAAGTGCGCCTTCGAGCTGAGCAGCCATGCGTTCGAGCTTGGAGTGGTACTCCTGACGCTCTTGCTGGGCCTGCTGCAGTGCGGCGTCTGCAGTCTTGCGTTGCTCGGCGGCTTCCATCGTCTTCTTGGTGTAGTCAGACTGACGCTGGTAGCCATTCAACAGCTCGCTGAGGGGGACCTGAACCTCCTTGCCGTCGATTTTGACGGTGAAGGTCTTAGGCTCCGCATCGGTGTCGCTGTCTGCATCTACATCTACATCCGTATCGACGTCAGCATCGACATCGACATCAGTGCTCAGGTCTTGGTCAGCGTCAGCATTCGCATCAGCGTCGCCATCTGCCTTGGCTGGCGGATCAAGCAATGCAGCAAACGCCGCAGCGCCGCCGTCAACAGTCAGTGCGCCGCCGCCATCGCCGACGGATTCGTTCATCAGGACGTGGCCCAGCGCGCGGTGAATAAACAAGATCATTGATTGTCCCCCAGGGGATTCATTTACGAATGATTACGGAGCGGCCAGTGAGGATTGCCCTCAGCGCGGCCAGATCTCTCTGGCGCGGTCCGCCAAGGTGCGCTTGTGTTGAAGGTCCAGTTCCGCCAACTTGCCCGTCTCCAGACTGTGCGTGATCGTGGCTTTCAACTTGGTCAGGAGCTGGAGCGTCAGGTAGATCTTTTCCCTGCCCGCTTCGTCCCTTGCCGGTGACGTTCGCCATGCGTTGGTCAACTCCTGCTCGATGTCTTCAAATGCCTGGATGAACGCCTCGTTTTCGAGACATTCCCGGGCCCGGTTGCCGTCGTAGATGCGTTCTTCAAGCGTTGCCATTCGGCGCCCCTTTGGTGTCCGCACTGGTCTGCGCGTTGCTCATGCTGGTATGGGCCTGAATCTGCGCCACCAGCACTTTGGTTTCGTTGTCTGCGATGGTCTTCCACTGGTCGAACTCGATCTTCATGCGCAGCTGCTCGGTCTTCTGCTGCTCCTGCATGGCGTCGAGCTGAGCCTTCTGCTGGCTCTCCAGCGTCTTCTGGTCGGCTTCGACCTGCTGACGGTTGGCATCGACTTGGGCCTGCATCTGCATCTTGGCCGTCTCTATCTGCAGTTCGTGGTCGCGCTTTGCCTGATCCAGATCGGCCTGATGCTGCAGTTCCATCTGCTTAAGCTGCATTGACGACTGAATCTTTGCCTGCTCGACCTGCATCTGCGCCTGAGCCTTGGCCTGTTCAGGGTCTGGCTTCTGCTGCGGAGGCTGCTTCGATGGATCGGTGAAGAACTTGTCGGCGTTCTTGAACCCGAGCTGCTTGGAGAGCTCAGTAGCCGCGTGATAGATGTTGTCCGGGGTCGCAATTCCGATTTCCAAGCCTTGCGCCTGGATCTGGCCCAGCATGGTCAGGTGCTGGATCTTCTGGTCCTTGTTGCCCATGCCGATGCCGACGTTAATGGTCACGTCGAACTGGTTGCTCCACTCGCGCGGATCGACCGGCACCCAGCCGCCAGTGAGCTTCACCACCTGCTCTTTCTGCTGATACTGGCAAACCAGCTTGAGGATCAGCTTGAACAGGTCGACGTAACCTTCGGAGAAGTTGCGGGCGATCAGGTCAAGGCGCATGTCGGCACGGTTGGTGATGACGTTCACGCCGGTTGCGGTGTCGTTCAGCGAACCACTGTCATTGCCCTGGCTGTAGCGCGTCCAGCCGGTCTTGTTCTCCAAGTCCTGCTGCATGTACTCCATCATCTGCATGGCATTGCCGATGTCTGGTGCGCCCTGGTCGAGACGGCCGACAGCGGTAGGCTGTTTGACCCTCACGACGCCACCCGGGCGCGAGGTCAGCAGGTCGTCAAGGTTGACCTGCCCTTCCACCGCGAAGTACCGACCGTTGACGGCCAGGTACATGTTGTCCAGCTGGGAACGGAGAATACTGGTCTTGGTGCGCTGGCTCTCAAGGGCCAAGTCAGCTACCGACAGACCGAAGAACTGGTGAGGTAGCGGCACAGGCGTGATCGAGACGAACGGGACAGCATCTACTGGTTCGTTGTCCAGCAGCGTGTTGCCGGCCATCGTGACCTTGCGCAGCTCGGCAATGCCGTCACCGTCGTAGTCCACGCGCATGTATGCCTCGAGCACCCACACGTTGTTCTGGCTGTCATCACTGGACGAATCGTTGTCGATGTAGGCGTTCTCGTCGTTCCAGCTTATGCGCTGGATGCGCTCGGAGTTCATGGCCTGACCCGAGTCTTCCGAGCCCAGATCGTCCACGTTCTTGTAGCCCATGGACTTCAGTTCGGACTTGGTCCGCTGCACCCGGTGCGCGACGAACTTGGCCGTCTCGATGTCCTTGGCGTTGCGGGCGATCAGGAACTCTTCCGGCGGCACGTTCTCGATGCACACCTTGCCATCGGTCTTGGTGCGCTTGCAGTCCACGTCGTATACAAGCTTGGGTGGAGTCGCCTGGATCTGCTGAATCTGCTGCATGACTTGCGGGGCAGACTGAGGTTGAGCCTGAGCCTGCTGCATCAATTGCTGAATGGCCTGCTCACGCTGCTCGGCATCTTCCTCATCAGGCGAGGCTGACTGCCCAATGATCTCGATCTCGTCGTCTTCCATCAGCTGAGCCAACTCGACGTCGGACATGCCGCGATACTCTTCGCGCTTCTCCTCGTGCCGGTTGTCCCACCAGACCTTGACGATGCCGTTCTTCTGCAACAGCGCGTCCTTCATCCACGTGTAAGCGATGCGGTGACCGTTGTTCTTCTTGTAGAACAGGTAGTTGACGTATTCCGTAGCCTGCTGAGCCTTCTGCTCGTCGTCAGGCTTGGTTGCCTCGAACTCGGCCACGGTGTCGGAGCCCACGAAGGTGACCATGAGCTGAGGCAGCATCGACTCAATGGTGTCGCGCACGTCCGTGGAGATGACCGACGAACGCCCCTCGACCTCGGGCGGCGACAAGTCGCCCACCGGCAGGCCAAGGTAGTAGTACATCGCCTTCTGCCGGGCATTGCCCAACTTGGACGATGAATACCCGAGCGACTGGCGCATCTCGGCCCCGACCAGGGCTTTGAGTTCGTCCTCTGTCAGACCCTTTGTCATGGTTTGCCTTTATGCGTTGTTGAGCTTGCGATAGTTGAGCTGTCCGCCCCACTCGTCGTTGCTGAGCTGGTCGGTGACAATGGCCAGGTAGCGCATCACGTCAGCGCCGTGGCTGTACTCGTCATGCAGTGGTGCGCCTGGCTCGTTGGTCTGCTGATTGATCTGCCGGCGGTAGCGCTTGAGGCACTCCACCAGTCTTGCAGTGCGCTCACGGTTGAAATAGGTGCGGGGGAAGACTTCCCGGACGCGGTTAATGCCCTGCTCGACGTGCATGTTCGGCACGGGTAGCACGGACCAGCCCAGCTGGCCCATAACCTCGGCATCTGACTTGCCGCTCTGATGGCGCTTGGCATAGCCGTCGTGGGGCAGGTAGACATGGCCCCAGTTGATCGGCTGTCCATCCAGCTGCAAGCCCTTGAGCTCGGCGCTGTACTCGGCCAGCGTGCGCTGATGTCCTTCGATGTAATGGACGATCCGGATCTCGCCGGCCGACTTCTGCGCCAGGATGATCGTCATCGCGTCATTCCAGCCCAGGTCAAAGATGACGTGGGTTTTCAGCAGCCCATCGTGTGGCACGTTGCCGATGCGCGACTCGGCCTGACTCATCTGCTCAAAGTAGATGGCGCCTTCCACTGCCGGCATGCACTTACCTTCCCAGATGTGAGCGTATTGCTCGGGCTTCATGGTCGCTTTGGCGTGCAACCGCTCCTGCTCCAGCACTGCCGGAAACCAAGGGTTGTCGCTGTAGTTCATCAGCACTGAAACGCAGTCAGGCGGCGGCTGAATGACGAAGCGCTGGTGCGTCTCGTCAGACTCAAGCTGAGGGTTGTAGCCGGCCCAGATCTCAGACCCAGGCTTACGAATGGTTGGCAGCAGCACGTCCCAGCTTTTCTTGCCGACCGCGTGCGCTTCCTCGACCCAGACGATGTCAACGCCCTCATAGGACTTGATCGAGTCGATCGTGTGTTGCTGCAGCCCGGCAAAGCTGAACTCTGTACCGTTCCTGCCCTTGATATAGGCCTGCTGGACGTCGTAGAACGCACCCAGCCCTAAGCCAGCGATCTGGTCCGCAAGCAGCTTGTGCACCGAATCAGCGATGCTCTTCTGAATCTCACGAGTGCAGAGAATACGCAGCGGCTTCTGAGCGCCATGCAGCAACAAAGCCCGGGCAAAGCTCCATGACTTGCCGCTACCCCGCCCGCCGTATGCAACCTTGTAACGGTGCGGCTCGAACAGGAACGCGAGCTTGTCCGGGAACTCAATTGCCATTTGGCTTGACGAAGCTGATGGTCAGGTTCTGATCGGCAGGACCGCCGCCTTCGCCATTGTCGTCGCCGAGGTTGTAAGCCTGGCGCTGACCCTTGATGATCTTGAGCTGGGCATCAACACCAGCATTCAACGATCGGGCGAAGTCGCCGTGTGTCTTCTCATCAATGTCGGCCTCAGACAGGAACACGCTGAGCTTGTTGGCAATGTCATGCCATCTCGCCCAACTTGAGCGATGGGACAGAACTAGCGCGAGCGCCTGATCAGATGCCTCAGCAACAATCTCGGCCTCAGTAACCAATGGGTCCTTATTGGTGCCGCTGGTTACCGAAGTGGTTACCTTGCGCTGAGTCGCAGCTCTGACCTGTTCAGTCAGGTCTCGCTCCCACCCGTGTTTCTTGGCCCGCTTGAGGATCGTCGCGTGGTTTGCACCATGCAACTCACCAATGGCCCGGATCGAAAGAGAACCAGCCCTGTAGGCGCGCTCTATCGCCTCCCAGTCAGGCTTGGTCGTCATTAGGTTTCACCTTGTGTGACTTACTGTTGATCGCTTGAATCGATCTCACGGTAACGAGTGGCTTGCTTGACCTGAGCGCGGATCACGTCTTGGTCAACCTCAAGGCCTGCCATGTAGGCGAATGCGAAGACGGCTCGGACGTAGGTGCGGAACCACCATGGGAGATAGGCGCGCACCTTGATCTGGCGGGTCATGTCACGCTGCCGGCGGGTCTTGCTTGATGATGCGACCGAGGATCACTGCGGCACCCAACAGGGAGTTGACTGTGGCGAACACGCCGGGAGACACGACACCTTGCAGCGCTGGCCAGTAGGTGGCGGCAGCGTTCAATGCCACGAGGATGGCGGCGATCTGCACGCTGTACAGCTTCCAGAGCTGAGTCCATTGGGGAATAAGGTTCATGGCGCGCTCCGAATTACTGGGGGTTTATGGACTTCTTCAGGTCTTGCAGCTCAATGGCCAGCTCAGCCAAATCCTTGTCCTTTCGCTTCTCGGCCCACTTGAACCAGGCTCGTACCAATACCCAGGCAGGAAGGCCGCTGATGAAGATCACGCCACCAATAGCCATCAGGCCAAGGTCATCGTTGACCCATGCCCCAAGATCGAACCAGCGCACGATGAAAGCGCCTCCGCAGATACTGGAGACGGTGGTGCTGATCATCGCGACAACGAACTCTCGAACTGTCTTGGGCAGCGTCATTGCCATGACCACGATGGCAGCCAGTACCGCAACGAAGCCAAAGGCACCGAGCTTGTAGAGCGCGATCCCACCCAAAGCGGTAAACGGTCCGGGTTCTGACATGGCTTGCGATCTCATAGGCGCCTCGTGGGTCTCGGCGATTTTGGGGAATAAAAAAAGCCCCAGGTTCTAAGCTGGGGCTTTTGTCTGTACAGAGATCTCGCCAAAGATCATCTGCCTATTTCGATTTTCTGAAAGACTCGGTATCACGTAATGCATTGTGGAAATGCGCACCCCTTTTTAACTTAGCTACGGAGCAATCGCAAGGGCCTAACAGCTCAGGGACGCCGCGATTGTTAGTGCTGCAGTCAGAATCATGCATTACGGGCTTTTTGTTTACCATGCCATGACTCCGAGGGATAAAAAGGCAGGTGTGAGCGGCCAAACGCTGGGGAGCGCGGGAAATTAGAAAGCTGCTACTGCCTTGCTTCGCGAACCCGCCTCGATGATTTGAACGGGAGGATAAATTCTCGACCTGATACCCAAAGGCGGAATAGCCAGCGCGAACTTCCTTCGGGGCTGCACTTCATGGCCAAGTCGTTGAATATCCAAAACGAGAAGGTGAGGAATCGGCCAGCTTCATTGAAGTGGAGCGCAAAACGGTCATAGCGACTGTTGATACGAGCCTTGAGCATTGTCCACCTCGTGGATTGCGGGCATAAAAAAGCCCAGCGCGATGGCTGGGCTTTTTAGACTCAATTTTTAATTTAAAACATTGTTTTTTTCAAAAACGCCTGTCCCTTTGTGAGCAAAGGCCGTCACATCAATACCCTTACCACGCAAATCGAGAAGCCAGAGCTTAAGTGAGTCCCGATCCATCCCAACCTTCGTGCGGAGGCGATGTAGATTTCTTACGTGCGGAGCAGTATTGAAAAAATTCGCCAGAGCTTTAGCACTGCCTTCGTCGGTGGTTTCGAAATACCAGCAATCGTGAATAGGCGAATCAACAAACCACCGGCCGTCTTGATGATCGACCACATAGCGAGGTGGATAGAACACTGAAATCTTTAACGATTCAGGACGAGCTTCGATATCCACAGAAGCGAAAATTTCTGCGTTTGGAAAGGCCTGCTCTAGAGCTTTGGCTATGTCAGCCCCATGCTCATAAAACTCGGCATGCAAATGTGCATCAAATTCAAAACCTTCGCCGTCTGGGTGCTGATCCGCTGTATCGACGATAAGGCCAAAGATCACACTGACTTCCGGTTTTATTTTTGCTTTTAGCTCGTTATCCATAATCAGCGCTCCGAAATTTAGAGCGCGGAGAATGATTCATGCGCTCCAAAAACGCAAAACCCGACTCAGTGGCCGGGCTTCTTTGTGGTGTGGCGCTTGAAAAGCTAAACACCGTGCCATGAAAACAGTTCGTTATCCGCGTGGAAAGACTTTTTTACGCAGCCTCGCGAATCGTTTCCAGAGCTGAGTCAATCCAAGCAACTCCGGCCTTAATGACTTCCCGAGCCTTCGCCTCACCCATGTCGTTTTCCCTCGCGATCCGCAATGCCGGCCATTTAGCACCGAAGTAAAGCCAGATGAAGTTTCCCATCTGCTGATCGCGCTTCGTTAGCCGAGCGACTGCTCCATCCAACACTAAGGCCAGATCATCGGTCACTGAGTACTCCTTCACTCCTCCCTGGCACTGTGTGTTGTCGCGCATCAAGGCATAGAGCGGGGAAATGTACCGTGGCACCCCCATGCCATCCATCCGCCAATAGCCCCACTGCTCCAGCATCCACTCGGTATCTCCCAAGGCTTTACCGATGTACGTTCGCTTTTTCATGCAGCCTCCCTCGGGTCTGGATCACTCAGGCCGAACAGGTCGCGCAGCAACCGATCAGCTGGTTTGTTTTTGGCGTTACCCTCAATCAACCAACGCTGGCCGAAGTCGTGGAACCCGATCTCTGCTCGGCTCCCGTGCCAGCTCGCAACCATGTCCAGGAGACACGCCAAAGCTGCAGCGCCGCCTATCTTGATCTTGGCAAATTCTTCACCGGCGACTTTCAAAAACATCCGCTCCAGTTCACTCATGCTTTTACGCGGGAGCGGTGCAGCGCTTTGATCGTTCATTGTGCTTTCCCCCTGTACTTGCTGACGAAGGGACGATTCATTTCGACCTCCTCATCGGATGGATTCGAATTGCCGCAAAAGTCGACGAAGCGACCGTACTCCCCCTGTTGCTGGACAAGACAACTCCCGACCTTCGCGTGCCGACACTTGGGCATGATCAACTCTGTGACCCCGTTTTGGCCCTCCTCGCTGTCCATGTCGCGATGAACTAGGATGATGCAGCTGGCGTCGGCCTCGATTTCTCCAGAATCACGCAGATCACTCGCTTGAGGTCTCTTACCCACGCGCTTTGTGGAGTCACGGTTCAGCTGTGAGAGTTCGACGACC